TTTCAATCTATTAACTTCTTTTTGATTAGCATTTACTATTTCAATCAATTTAGTAGATTGTGCTAGTAATACTTGAAGCACATCTCCTATTCTGATTTGCTTGTTTAAGTTTTCTAAGTGTGTAAGCATTTTATTCTCCTGTATTGGTTAATGGGGAGATTATATCCTATATTCTCCCCATTGTCAACTGTTAACTTACAGACGGCAACGCTTTTAAATCTTGATCCCAATTTAAACCGATCTTTTGAGATACTTGGTTTAAAGCTAGTATCAAAGTTTCTGGCGTTCCTGCTTCCATAACAGTATCAATAGCTTTAACTTTTAAATCTTTTAAATGTTTCAGCTTCGCACCTTCTGGTCTTCTCTCGATTTCTCGTTCAGCTAAATTAGAAGCCCAATCCCTTAATTGTTCCTCGCAATCTTCGAGAGATAATCTCTCATCATGGTTTCTAACATTATAAGTAAGCGTTCTATCTTTTGTGTCATTAACTTTCTTTTTAAAGAAAGTTCTGGCACTGTCTCTTGCTTCCTTTAACAATCGTTCAGCTTCTCTAAATTTAGTGATGATCTTATCCGCACCCATTTTTTTAGATAGCTTACTTACCGCTTTGTCTGTTGCTTCGGTTGTATATCTTTTAACCAGCAACTCTTGTTCCTCAATCATTGGACTAAATTGTCTATTCACTTTAGACTTAAAATGATCCAACTGATATTTTGTCATTTTCGGCATGTTTTATCCTTTGTTAGTTAATGTGGGATTATCCTACACATGAAATAAGGCGATTTTAAGGCAAAAATTGGCACAACCTGTAGTTGCATTGTTTACTATATATACCACCATCCCCAGCCACCGTCCAAGTATAAGGGATAATCCTACTAATGTCAAGAAGTTTATTTAAATAAAGTTATTGCTTAATATATCTCCTATGTTATATTGGACATGGATCTCGTTTATTGGTTTTCCGATCCTAAAATTTGCCAAACCTTTGGAGATTTTTAGCTGGTATGTTTTGTTGCATTAACTCCAGCTACTGATCCCTGATCCAATATATGCTAGTTTGATCAACTAGTATGCGCCAACTCAAGTGTGCGCCTATAGAGAATGTTGGATCTGGGATCAGGAGTAGGGTTGTTAATACCTTGAGTATTAAAAGCGTTATGATGAAATATCTCTAACGAGTAACTGCTACTGATCCCTGATCCATTGGCAACTAGAATTGGTGTCACTGTCAATGGATCTGGGATCAGTATTTGCTGAACACTGTGAGATTGTTCTCACTTGCGAGACATCACCTTAAATGGTGGTTATAAATGGAAGATGCATCTTGCTTGCAGTGTTCTGCTAATAAGGGATCAGAAATGATCAGGCCATGCAACCTGAAGTTGAAAAGAAAATTCAACCTGAGGTTGAAGCTTCAAGCTTCAAGCTTCAAGCTTCAAGCCTTAGTATGAACACAATTAAGTAGTACCGTTTAAGTTAACTAATAAAGGAGAAAGATATGACTGAGTATAGAGAAAAAACAATAAGAGGTGAAGTTGTTCAGCTTCGTAGAATAGCTGATACGCTGGATATAATAGTTGCAATGATTAAAAAAGATCAAGAAGACAGCGCAGCGAGACAAAGACAAAGAGACGCTGAATGAAGAGAATTAAACACCGGGATCTAACCCACTATTTTATAACTGATCACCAATATTTGCCCCGGGCCTATGTTGCCAGCTGCGAGCGTTTTTTTAAAAGCTTCAAGCTTCAAGCATCACGGACCAGGGACCAAGCTCCAAGCGCCAAGCTTCAAGCTCCAAGCGCCTTAAAATGAACACAATTAAATAGTACTAATAAATTAGAAAGATTATAAATGAATACAGCCGAAGCAATAAAAATTACACATACATTAAGTAAACCCTCCAAGATGCCCGGGTTTTCAATTGGTATACCAGCCAAAGAATGCAAGACGGGCGCCAAGCTTAGAAAAATTAAAGGCTCAGTCTGTTATGGCTGTTATGCTCTTAAAGGGTGTTATGTTTTTCCAGATGTACAAGCCGCTCAGTATAAAAGACTCAAAGCTATTAAAAAGAAAAAATGGATCGATGCAATGGCCCATCAAATAAATTCTAAAAAGGTGAAATTTTTCAGGTGGCATGATTCAGGAGACGTCCAGAACCTGGAGCATTTAAATAAAATATACGAAGTTTGTAAACTATCTCCAACAGTTAAGCATTGGATGCCGACCCGTGAAGCGTGGATTGCGGACCATGTAACACGAGCCCCGGACAATTTAATTATAAGGTTCTCCATGCCGATGGTTGATCAAGTAGCAGCTGGAAGCTGGCCGAATACGTCAACGGTTGTGACTTCAGGCGCTACTTGCCCGGCACCTAAGCAGGGCGGCAAGTGTAAGACATGTCGAGCTTGCTGGAATCATAATATTAAAAATATAGCATATGGCAAACACTAAAGTTAAGCATTTAATAGAGTTATTAAAACAACATGATCCAAACAAGGATTTTGTAATATACTCTAATGAAACCAATTTAAAAAATTATGAGTTTAAAGGAACTTACGAAAACGAAGGCCAAGTTGAAATTCATATTGAAGAAGGAACCGACCTATAATGCATTTTTTTAAAAATGGCACCGGCTGGTGCGTGCGCCATGATCCACGGTCCAAGCTTCAAGCTCCAAGCACCAAGCCTCACGCTCCAATATTTAGAAAAAATTCCTTCGGGAATAGGACCAGGTCATTAGCTGAAAGCTGTCTCACCAGTGATGGTGGTACAAGATCAATGGCTGCGCGTGACCTGGTTCAAGCTTCAAGCTCCGAAGAACCTTCGGAGAATCTACGAAGCACCAAGCTTCGTGAGCAACAAGCCGCAAGCTTCAAGCCCCAAGCTACAAGCTGCAAGCTTCAAGCCGCAAGCTTCAAGCTCCATGATTCGTGAACCACGGTACATTTGAATAAGTTTCGAGGACCTCGGACCAAGGGCCTCGGCTATGATAAATGTATTCTCTGGATGTGTCTTATGGAAGGCAATTTGGTGTGGTGAAAATTTAAGTTTATTACCTCGTGTTACTTTTAACTCTACAGTAAAAAAGTGCCCGAAAGTATTATACCCCAATAGATCAGGAGTACCCAAAGAGCTAAGGTTTTCAAGCCTTGTCCAAATAATTCCTGATGATTTCTTACGAAGTTTTTGATATAATTTTGCCTCTGGACCCATGTCTTTATCGAGGTAACGACCTCGTGCATTAGTAGTCTTGTTTAAGCTTATCTGGTAGTATTATTGGAGAGGGTTTTTCAGTTTTTAAAACTAATCTATGAGCTGTATGACCTTTATGTCCTATGATTGGAGCAGCATTCTCATGCACTTCCATTCTTCTCACATCAAATAATTTACCTTCAACTTCAGCAAAGATAACAGCATTCTTTATTGCATCAGATCCTTCAGTGAAGGAACCAAGGAACTGTTGTAAGTCTTGTACTCTCATTAATGTGTACCGTCTCCGAATTTTCTTGAAGTAGTTAAATCTTGAATTTGTTTTGACAGCTTCTTATTATCTTCTTCAACTTCTGTCAACCTTGTTCGTAATTTTCCATTTATTTCTTGATGAGACTTATTAATTTCTTCAGCTTCTTGTGCTCTCTTTTTAAAAGCTATATTAGCTTTTGCCATCTCAACTAGCCTAACTGATAACTCTTCTATGATTTTTTTATTACCATCTAGTTGATTCTTATCTTTTATCCATTGAGATTCTTTTTGTTTCCACTCCCCTATTTCTTTCTGATGCTGCTCAATTAGCAGTGTTAAATCTAATTCTCCTCTGTCTTCTACTTGTTTTACACTAGGGGGATTAGGCTGTGCAGCGCTAGGTCTGAAATTATCTTTCATATTGACTTTATAGGATAGTTACCTTAAAATGTCAACATGGGAGTTCACAAAAGATTAACAGAAATGCAGAAAAGATTTGCCGAATTTATAGTATTTGGAGGTCCTGAAGGACCAGTCTCACAGATGGAAGCAGCAAAGCTCGCTGGCTATAGTCATAACAGAGCTAGACAAGAAGGCTCAGAACTTATGAATCCAAGGCTATCACCATTGGTAGCAAAGTTTGTTGGTGAACTTAAAGAAGAAAGACTTAAGAAGTTTGAAGTCAGTTATGAAAAACATATAGC